ATTCTTCTTTTACTTGCTTCTTAACTGCTAATTGGAATCTAGGTTCCTCCGAAAAGTCAACGGGTTGTTTTGAGGAATCTATAGCATCAATTAATATTAAGGCTGCTGAGTCTAGTAATTCTTTTATCAAATCATCCTCATAATCCATATCCACTTTCAGATAATTTTTTATTTGATCAAATTCTTCATCGCTAATAAGATCAGAATAATTCTTATAAATATTGTTTTTATTCAGTGACATCTTTATTAGTCTTTCTTTTTTTATTGCCTTTCTTATTAGACTCAGTTTTTGAACTTACTTTAATTCCTTCTGTTTGCTTACCTTCGTTCTTTTGTTCATTTACCTTAATTTTAGGCTCTTCAACAATTTCAATATGTTTGGGATATTTCTTATATCGAGCAAGATAATCCTTTTCTAAAGCAAGCTGATCATCAATCTGTAAAACTTGATTAGATGAAGGATATTCCTTAACTTTACCTTCAAAATCTAAACGAACATTTTTTAATATTTTAATCTTCATAAGTTATCTCTCCTTGTTTATGGTTTTGGCACTTCTTCAGCTTTATCCCCATCATAAGATAAAAAGAATCCGGCTTTTTTGTCTGCAATTTGGACATCAAATCGTAAAACAGCTTGTAAATATTGCCCGTGGATCTCGTGATTTGCCCAACGGACAGCCAATTGTTTTCGATCAGCAAATAAAATGCCTCGTTTAGGATCACCTAGGAACGCATTTGCTTGTCCCGCTTCTCCAAGTAGCTCGTCACCAACTACAAAGAACGGATATCCACCAAACGTTTTACCAGAAGCGGAAAGAATACTATCTTGCAACATATACCGTCCATTTCCGTCTTTAATCGTGTCCAAAAAGTTATAGAAAGACTGAGAGGCAACGAAAACTTTTCGATAAGCCGGGTCAAGATCCACATTGTAGATTTTTTTGATATCGTCTAGCCCACTTATTGTCTTTTTCGGGAATTTTTTAAATGCTTCACTCATTGCATAATTCGTTGTATTTAAAGAAATTTCCGCATTATTTTCAGCTACAAGATTTACTAGATCCACATCTGCATCGTCAATGGATTCTTGCGACAAAGGAATTGCACCACGATAAGTGACAACTGACCAATCAACATGATCAAAGTCTGGTTTGGTCAACTTAGGATTTTTTTCTAACTCTTCAACAGAATACATACGAGTTGTGGCACGTTTTAAGATTGGATACTTCCCAGAACCTTTTTTCGCTTTATGAATGCGAGCAAATAGTTTTAAGTTAACGACTGTTTGAATTTCACGCGCTGGAATATACGAGATTTCTTCTGAAGTCACTGCTTTTGTATCTTCTTTAATGATTCCATCTACAGCTGAATCATTTGCCCGCCAAAATCTTTCAGGAACCAATGCTTCATCCTTTTCAATCATAGTTAAGCCATCTGTTTGCGCACCTTTTGTCCGGATAAATGTATTTAAAGCCTCTCTGTACTCTTGGTCTTGAGAAGTTCCACGCGTTCCTCCCTCAACTTTCTTAGAGTTACCTTTTTTTTGCTCCTCATAAAGCGCCAAGGTTTCTCGCAATTCAGTTAATTCCGCTTTTGCCAAATCACGTTTCACTTTTTTCGCTTTTGCTTCTTTAATCTTTTCCTCGCTTGCATCACCTTCCAAAAGTGATCGCATTTCAGTTGTAAGTTGTTCTTGTTCTGCCTCTCCGGCAATAATTTTGTCACGCAATTCTTTGATTTTTTCTTCAAACATTTGATTTCCTCCTATAATTTGCATAAAAAATAGCCATTCAAAGAAGAATGACTAGATTTATAATATTTTTAAAAGCTCTTCTTTCTCCAGATCAAATAACATACGCCTTGCTTCGTGTTTCCGTGGATGTTTGTGCAGCTCTTCAACCATTTGTTTGCTTCTTTCCCCAACTACTGCTTCTGTATCTGGATAAGCAGGTGTAGTTACTACCGACACATCATAAAGATGATCAATCTTATGGACCAACCGTTCATAAATTCCTGTTTCTTTGTTCTCTCTCCAGCTTTCAGCGCCTTCCTGATCTGGAATAGTAAAAGCAAACGAACACTGATTGATTACACCGGATCGGATATTTTCAATCAAATCTTTAGATAAAGTCGTATTTGTTGGTATAATTCGAAATTTCAAACCAATATTGTCAATATTCAACTCAAGATTAGCGCCAGTTCTTCCTAAAATTTGAGATTGATCGTGATTAAACAAGGCAACAACATTATTTGTGTCCGCCTCATCTAAACAGCCTGGTTCCAATTTTTCTCGAAATGGATAATACCATCCTAAAGTATCGGACCAACGGTCGAATTTTAATGCGTATCCTTCGATCACTTCGACTTCATTCTCCAACTTTCTCAATTCTAGTTTGGTCGTTCTCTGACGAATCTCCGCTTTGTTCATCATAGTCGTCCCCCTTTCTTTTACGTTTATTGTTCTGATCCAACTGATACTTTTCTGCTAAGTCCGACCAGACATAATTTAAACTAAATTTTCTTCTTTGCATGTCAGGATCTCCACTTGCTGATATCCCCATAAGATTTAACGCTTGATCGCCTGTTACTAAACCACCATTGTAAAGCCTCATAACATCTTCTGGCATTAAACCAGTGACTGACCTTGTATCAAAATTAAGAATAAATTTCTTGCGTTCTTTTTGTTCCAACAGTTTCAACTGAAACTCTGAAGTGATTGCGTTAAAATAATATGGTAGATCATTCAAAATATAATCATCATTTAGTTGCTTGACTGATTGGTTAGGGTTAGTAATCGCTAGCTTATGAGCTGGAACCCTTAAACATTTTGCAATTTGTGCTGTAGAATAGTTGTTTGAATTGATCAGAGATAAGACATTTGTGTCTATTTCAAGAGGTGTATATTCCATAGTTGAATCCATGACAATCGGACTTCCACCGGTTGCACCTTCTCTAGATATTTCAAACTCTTGTCGAACAGATTTTCTTGCTTCACCAGATAATTGTGAACCTTTCATTGTCAATATTCCACTTGAAAAGCCATCACGAAAGAATTTCAACAACGTTGAGATTCCTGATTCTTGCAAGCTGATCTCATTTCTGAGTGAAAGCAACGGCGACCGTCCATAAACGGCATCACTACTGAAAAACTTCCAGTGAATTACATCTTCTGGATCACAACGGATCTCCCTGTTCCCTTGCAATGGGTAGAAAATATAGGATCGAGAAGTATAATCATCACCCTCTACGATCGACACTGCGGATGGAGGATAAAATTCAAATTCAAGAGCTTTTTTTGTTTTTGGGTCACGTAAAATTCTTGAATAGGCATTACCACACAAGATTGCATTAACGACCATAGCAAATTTCCATGCATGGGCTGTTGCTTCTTTAGTCGATTTAACATTCATCAAATAATTTAAATCTTCATCCTGAGTAATTCCACCATCTAAGTCCTGCTTAATGATTGGAAATCGTGCAATATCTCCCGCAATAATCATGACAGCTGTCAATACATCAGAATTTTTTAATGCTCTGATACCCGTATAAGATTGAGAAATCGTTTGACTATCGTAGATAAGCGCATCAATCTGCGCCTCTTTTGATCCTAAAGGCTGAAAAAAAGCCACATCATCACCCCCTTTCTAAAATTTTTTCATCCCAATCTCTTATCTATTAATATACTGGTAAAAACAAAGCACACACCTAATGTTAGCCAGCCTACTATTGCTGAGTATAAAAAAGCTGCCACTGCAATAAAAGCAATGCCAACAATTAACAATATAGTATGAATATTTGTAAGTAACACATTGAAGAACTTTATCATCTTGAGCCTCCTAGCTAAAAACCAAAATCACCGCCAAGTATTTTTTCATCTGTCCAATATCCCCCTGACTGAAACTCTGTATAGCACATAGCGTATGCATCCAAAAGTGCGTCTATCGGATCAATCTTGTTACTATTTTTGTTTTTATCAATACGCATACCATTATTATCTACTTTTGTAATAGCGTTATAAATAGCAGCTGTTAGCAATTCATTTCCAGAATGCCTAATTTTCAGATTAATAACGTCATCTCTGAACTGTTTTGTAGGCATATTCAATACAAGACTCGTTTGTCGTACTTCCGCCTGCAACCATTCCGGATGATTTTTTTCAATAAGCGTTAAAATGTGACCATATTGATGAGGATCAAAAGCAATGCATTGGACATCTAAATCATTTTCATAAATAAATTGCTCTAGCCATTCATATGTTTCGTCATAATCGATAACTCCACTTTCTAAATCTGTAATTTTACATTCATTTTTCATTTGTAGGTTTGTATAACTAATTCCATCTCTCTTTTCTTTCGTAGCCAAGCCATATTTGGTCGCTATAAAAGAAAAACTATCTACATAAAAGTAGTCTCCCATATGAACTACCCATGAAATACTAAACAAATCACTTGTTCGACCTACATCGATCCCAAACCAAACTTTTTTACCTTTGATATCAGGTTTATCAATTAAAGCTTTTTTCCAATGATCTGCTGATAAATATGCTTCATCGCTTGATTGGGACCACATATTAAAATTCTTGACCATAATTTTTATAGTTGTTCCTTTTTCCTTCCCTGCTTTCCACCTTTTTTTTAAATTGGTCATCATTTTTTCATGAAGTGCCGAC